ATGTCGGATAGTTATGCTGGTCTTATTGGTACGGTTGTGGGTGCAATCATTACTGGCGGCTTTGCTTGGTTTACTGATTGGCGTAAGAACAGTTCGAAGAATAAAAAAGATTTAGAAGTGTTATCCCTAAAACTGACTTATAAACTAGAGCGTTATGTTGCACTGTGCCTAGAGTGTTCAGAGGATGATGGGCGTGAGTATTATTATGAAGATGAAGGTAGATGTTCTGGTTCGTTGTTCAGAGGTTATAGCATCGAATTTCCAGAATTTAACCTTGGGAAGTTCGAAGACATCGACTGGAAGTTGTTACCTGTGAATTTAATGCATGAAATTTTTACACTTCCCACAAAAGTTAATAATGCGAGGCAACGTTTCGCCAAAGAGTGGAATGAATTTGATGAACATTTAAACGATGATTATCCTACAACAATACGTGCCAAGGAATTGACAGACCTTGCGATTTATTTTTACAACGTTTCTTCTAGCTTACGAACCTTGGCAGGACTCCCGCTCCCTGAAGATTCAATCATCATTGATACACTCAATAAAAATAAAATTAGAAATGATGAAGATTACGATAGGTTATTTATACGAAAGGAATGATCAATGTCTGGAATGTTAGCAAGTACAGCCGCCGCTGTTGGGATTATTGATAAAGCTGTTGGTATCGCGAAGAAGCTCTCTGATGAGAGTGACGAGCTTGATAACGCAACCCTAAAGCTTGAGCTTGCAAACCTCATGACGGAGCTTGCTAGTGTCAAGATGGAAGTTGTCACAACTCAGGTTTTGCTTTTCGAAGCCGAACAGAAGAATAAACAACTTGAAGAACAGCTAAAGGATAAAGAAGCGTTTACCTTTAACGATGGAGTTTATTTCAAAGATGGGGATGATACTGCTTTTTGTGCAACTTGCTTTGAGAAGGATAAGTTGAAAATTCATATGCTACGTTACGAAAAATACTATGATGCAGTTTGGCATAGATGGCACTGTAAAGTATGCAAAAGCGATGTATCAATCAATTGTTAATGTATTGTGTAGTAGCGTCTAGTCTTGTTACCCAAGATGGACATAACTAGGTGGTCTGTTTATTTTTCGTTGTCCAAGGTATCGAACGTTTTTGAGAAAGGGCAGGATTGCGAGCGAGTCACCAGCGTAAACAGATAAACGCTGTTTTCGTAAGTGCAAAGCCTCTTCCCGCCCTTTAACTCTTGTTCGTCGGGGTTGCTCATGGTGATTTTTCCTGCTTGAGCCGCCAACGGCAGCAGCATCAGCGCATAAAGTAAAACTTTCTTCATAGTTGCACTCTCAATAATCGATTGCCTGGAATACGTCTTCAACATCCTTATCCATGATCCCACAATACGCTAGCGTGACCGCCTGCGATGAATGCCCGTACAGCTTCGTGAGCGTCGGCAGACTTACCCCACGTTTTATAGCGTGATAACCAAGGTTCTTGCGTGGGCTGTGCGCCGCAATGTGAAGATTGAGCATATCCCCGGCTTCTTTGAATTTGGCTGAGACCGTCACCCGGCTGATCGGTTTTCCTTTGGCCCGGTTGCTGTCCACTTCGAACAGGTATTCATGACCAGGATTATCAGCTCGGCGTTGTGCTACCAGTTCAAGCGCTTTGGCAGTCAGCATGATCGAGCGGATTTTCCCTGTCTTCTGTTCCTTCAGGTTCAACACGTTCCCTTCGATGTGATTAAAGTCGGTATAACGCAACTTGAGAGCGTCACCAATACGCGCCGCTGTCTGATTCAGGAACACCCACAAATCACCGTAGATAGCGTTGCTGTTATTCTGACGCAGCAGTCTTTCAACCTCTGCGATCTTCTCTTTGTCTCTGACTGGTTCGACTCTCTTCATTGCGTCCCTCTCCGATATTCAATATGTAAGTTAGGATGCAAATATTGATCATAATATGATCATTGTAAAGGGTTTTTTATATGTTAAAGCACCCACTCCCGCGCAGTGAGAAACGAAAGTTGGGGGGCTCTTAAGGTCTCTTCGAGGATGCACACCGTCAGATGGGTTAGGCGGAAAATCACACTCCTCGCTAGTTGTTAAGGATCTTGGCAAAATATCTTGAGTCAGTTCTTTGCACACATAGCGCAGGTGCATAGAACGTGCATAAATGGCGCATAAGACAGCGTATAGACGCTTCTTTAATGTTCACCCACAATACATATTAATAGAATCAATGACTTGCTAAATTACACTTTCACATTGTGTAAGTTAGAGGTGAGTTCTAATACCTGCCAGCAGGCCACTACGTCAGCCTCCAACAGGCGAAATTCTCCCGCCCTAGCAGGTCACGGATACGTACCTTTTCCCACACCAGCGCAAGCAGCCCACCAATAGCCCCGTATGCTCCACCAGAAGCGCTACAGCGCGTCATCTTCCCCACAATTAAACTGACCTACCGATAATTCACGACATCCCACAGCGCGATACAGGAGCCACCAGAGGGCATCTGTTTTGATTTTTTTGCATTATTTTATTATTTTTTTGAAGCGAAGGTTCAGAAATTGAGTGTTGCTTGATCCAGATACCAGCCACCAAATTTCACGCTTCCAGTGCTGGCAAGGCTTCGTTATGTACATCACACCATAACGCCCATAGGTTCAGACTTCTGATTTTTATGCTTAGTGATCGCTTTAGCATGATTAACTACGGATTATAGGCTATTTAAGGTGCATTTAATCTATTTTGTTTACAGGATAGCCAATGGTAAAGATCATCCACCAAATTTTGACAGAAAACCAGTATAGGGTTGCCAATCTTCAGCCAGCGCGGAGAATGGTCGGTACTTTCAGATGAAAGCAGGGGGAGGGAGATGATCAATTCTCGGAGCGGATCAGGTGTCTGGACCGCCTCAGGTGTTGCCGTTGATTGTGCCATTGGAGCATGACGCGGACGTATCAAACTAGAAGTTGGTCGCGTGGATGACTTAGAAAATTCTCACCCGGTGATACCAGCACGGTTTTTAAGGTCGTCACACAACCTCATAACCACTTTATAAGGTCGCCAGACAACCATATAAATGGATTTATAAGGTCGCCAGACAACCACCAATAAGAACATAATTAAACCCCACAATAAGATCAGTAAAACCAATAAGATCAGTAAAACCCAGGTCAAGGTCAGGTTGAACATGCGTTCAATTGTTGGTGTTAAAGAGTGAGAACTTTTATCGCTCTGCTCTGCAATGGCTACGCCTCTTCAGGATCTGTGTGGTAAGAAGCTCATCTTCGATGACGTGAACAGACCCGTCATCTCGTGACCTTCTAACCCTCGTTAACACATCGCTCTGCTCTGCAATGGCTACGCCAGAGAGCTACGCTCTCACTCTGTGTGGAAGCTGCGAACTTGTTCGCCATATGTGGATCGGAGCACGGCGGAGAGGACTGCTTTGCATCTGTCCGGTTCACTCCGGGGCGGCGCGGGTTAACTAGCTAAGTGAACTCCTCAACGCCTCTCTACGGAGTTTAAATGGTGGTGGTGATACGTATGTACTGCTATAAAGGAAAGTCCCCGCGTGGAGCGTTATAGAGCGATTTAGCCCTATTGACAAAGATTTTCTTGACTGTTAATGTGATAATGATTTTTATGTATTATAAAATCACAAATGATAATGATTGCTATTTACAAACAAATCTGATACAATAGATTCTAGTAGGGTAATGATTTTCCTACGAATCCTCAGATAATTCTGCCGTCATCACGACATTCCTTGTCAACCTCACGGCAATACAAAATTGGTACAAAAAGACCTCCGCTAATAATTTTAACAAAAACGGAGAACCCAATGAATAAACCGAAATCCCAACGTCTCGACCTGACCACTATGACAGGCGAGCAGATCGCTGCTCTCATCCTGAACGGCAAATACACCAAATCAGCCTTGTGGGCCTTCATCAGTAGAAACGGCGGCGCAGACGCTGTACATGCTCGATTCCCGCAGATCGCCGTCTGTCTTCATATTTTGAAGCAGGAACGGAAAAAGGCGAAACATGCACGGGCAGTGAAGTCGGTGCTGAAGCCTCTGAGCAATCAACGTGCCGCAGGAATGGAATTGACCGAAATTCTTCGCCCAATTCTAGAAGGTCATCGCCAACTTTACCTGAATAAGCTCAATCTGGACCTGACACTAGAGCAGGTCATTATGCTGCTCGTCGCTGTCAACGGTGCTGAAGAACTGGAATCCTACGGTTTCCCACTGATTGGCGAGTTCCCGACAGCATCCGCAGCTTAACAACACTGAACAAAACCTGAGCCGGTTCGCCTTCTGGGCGACCACTGGCGAGGTTTCTTTTGTATCCAGAACGAGGAGGACACTTGATATGAATTTAAAGATTCAACAGCACGTTTACGCCGGACTTTTAGCGGAAGCAAAGCGCCGGGGAACGACTGTTCCAAACCTTGCACGCGAAGTGCTTGAAATCGCCGCTCATCTTTTCGATAACGGTGAAACTTTACCCGCCTTGGGGAATATTAATGGAGATAAATATGACAGAGACAGCAAAAACTAACGTTATCAAGGAACCATCACTTATTGTTCCAAAGCGACTAACGGCTCACAAAATCATCGTAAAAACTACTGGTGAAGTGATCAGGGTAACGAACGACCACAGAATAGTTTATGCCCATCTGGAGGATCAGTTTCGTGGTCTGACGAACCCAGAAAACATCGCCAAAGGAAAGGCTACTGGTCACTATTATGATTCAGATGAAAACCTTGCTATCAAGTGTGACGTTTCTAAATCGACCTTCAAGAAGGTGAAGAAGGATCTCAAGGCGCTGGGCCTTATTGATTGGATCCCTCCCAAAGCCAAGAAATCTGGTCATGCCTGTGAATACTTTGTTAAACAGCTTACCGATATCGCCCACAACCTAGAGTTCATCTATCAAGAATTGTCGAATGGTCAGCCGTCTTATGATCATGTTCGTGTCAGTGGTTTGAAAACTAAAAAGACGAAAAAAGCAGCACAGCCAAAAAACGAGGAGAAAAAAGGCAATGGCGAGCAGGCACAGCAGCAAGAGTACGAACAGCAATCCCTTGGTGTGTCGCCCACGGCGATTTACTCAGAGAGTAAACCCGTGCAACGGGCTGATGATGTGGCCTCTTTATCTGCCGAGGATGATCCTGAACAGCAATCTGGCTTTTCACAGCCTGCTAGTGATAGCAGCGATGATGTTTCCGCTAATGATGATCCATCACTGAGTGAGCCAGCTGGGGGAAACGTTGTCGGGATACCGTGGATCGCCAACTCGTTTACCCCTCGTGGGCCTTTGGTTCCAGAGGCGCGACGCTGGGCGCAATCACAGGGCGCTACAACCTGGCAGGATGAGATCAAACTTGTGTGGAAGCTGACAGGTAAAACCAATATAGGGGAGCCTGGAGAGCATATGCGGCCTGATGATGTACCTGCACCAGAACCAGCAAAACAAAAAGCTAATGGGTATACCCTCTATGAGGGCACCCCAAAAGAACCTGACTGGAACGACGATGAACAATTTTGATACTGGAGGAATAATTGTGTGATGCCACTAACAGCCTGACGGCTGAAACCCCCGATTTGTCCCGTTTTTACAAATCCCGCTCTCGTGATTCTTCGCTGATCGAGACTGCTAAAAAAATGCTCGTGCATGGTTACTCCCCAGGAAAAACGGCGCTGCTCCTACGCTTGCCGTATGACCTGGTAAAAGGCCTTTACGATAACTCGTGGAATCCTCGCTGTCGTAAGATAAGCAATACCAGTCAGTATGCCACTAAGCGAATGGCCCGAATGTACTACGAATCCGGCGCAATGCTGGCAAAAATCTGTGCTGACCTTCAACTGCCTCTATTCACTGTGGTAACGCTGCTCAAGCGTGAAGGAATCACTGAAAAAGAAATGGCATCCCGAATGCCGGATCGTGATGACCCGTTGTTTGTGGACTACCGTGAAACAGTCGCCAGAAAACAGAAGAACCCGCAGCGACGTTCACCACGCTTGCATTATTAATACCCCTGCCGGGGACTATGACCTTACTTGAATATTTATCTCACCTGCCGTTATCGGTAGCCGTTTTCCTATGGTTGCGTAACGGCCTGGACCTCTACAGGAAACATAACAATATGAAAAACTTTGAAGCAATCCGCGCAAGCATCTTGGAAGCAATGACCGCTGGAACAGACGAACCAGAAGACCTGAACAAATCCGCTGAAGACGCATTGGCGGAGGCGGTGCAGAGTTACCTGTCCGCTTCGACTGCAACAGCCAGCGAGCCAGCCCCAAAAAGTGGCAAAACCATCAAGGAAAAAGGGATCGCTCTGTGCCATCAGGCCCAGGGTTATAGCGCTAATCTGCGTCCTATCAGTCTCATGATGAAAGCCGATGTTTCTACACTAACACCTGAACAACGCGCCGCGCTTGAGCGTCTGGGTTACGTTATCAATGGCGGTAAACTGGAGGTCGAATGAGTGGCAGTGGTACTAATAAGATCGTCAGTAGCTTAGTAAACGAAATCTCGTGGATCACAGACGATGCCTCATATCAAAAAGCCAAAAAGAAGATTATTTCGCTTAAGGCTGCTCACGAGAAACCAGCTAAAGCGCTGGAGAAGGCACAAAAACGTACCGCCCAGAGTGAGGGTAAAGCAGCCCTTGAAGCAGCCCGCGCTCAAACACAGCGCCTCAAAATGGCTCAAAAGCTTTCGCTAGAGCAACAACGCCAAGCCCAAGCCCAGGCAAAGATCGCAAAACAGGAAGAAGCTCACGCCCGGAAAATGCAGGCTCTTAACGCCAGAGGGCAGGCTCAACAATTGGCAGATAGTGAACAGATCCGGAGACAAAACGCCCGTTTAGCCAATATATCCGCAAAAGTGCAGGCCGCAGCCAGATCACGAGCGATGACCTACAACCCTAACATGGGCGGTCAACATTACGATCCTGATGTTGTAGCTAGGCAGAATGCGGCAATGAATCGCTCACATGGTGCTGTTGCTGCCGACATCGCAGCCACCAAAAGGGCTATGGCCTTAGAAGAAAAGCGCCAGCGTGAGAAAGAGGCCAGTCTTAAACGCCAGAGCACTGCATACGATACTCTGCGCCGTGCCAGTTTAACTATCAGTCATATCGAAGGCGCTAGCCTAGCTGACAAGATGAAAGCTGTGCAGGCAATCAAAGAGGCTACCAAGGGATACTCCGAGCAGCGTTATACGATCTCAGAGATGCGTCACGAACTAGCGGCTGCGACTCTGGAAACCAGACGCCAGGCAAGATTAAACCGCCAGATTCTTAAAGATAAAGCGAAAGCCGATCGAGCAGGGCGGATCAATGCTCAACGTCTGACCCGTGAACGTAGCGAACGTGGTTATGGTGGCCTTGCTGCCACTGGTGTAATTGCAGGTGGTTCCCTGATTGGCTCAATGGGTGTTGCTCGTGTTGGTCAGACCCTTCAGGGAAGCCTTGAGCGTTCTCGCGATGTGAAAAAACTCCAGCAGTACGGGATCAGTAACCTTGAGTTCGCTGCACTTCAGGATCTCTCGATGAGCCGTGTTGGTTACTCACTGAGTGCTGACAAGCTGGCTGACCTCAACAAGGACACAACCGAAAAGGCCGGGGAATTGCTGAACACCGGCTCTTTCAAACGTAACAAGAAAACTGGACAGGTGAATTTCAGCGGCGGTGGCGAGTTCGCAGATATCATCAACAACGTGCTGACCTCCACCAACGGCAACCAGAAGGTAGCACAGAAGGTGATCGGAGAACTGCAAAAGCTGGATTTTCCGACCTTCATCACTTACCTGAAACAGTTGCAGAAAACTTTCAAATGGACGGACAACCAGACCCGGCACCTGGCTGAGGCTGTGAATGATGGTTCGATCTTCCTCGAAGTGTTCAATGATGAGGGGCAGGGACTTATCCAGCGTATGCATCAACTCGCTTCTGAAGGGTGGACGCTATCTGATGTACAGCAGGCCAACCTTGATAAGCTGGCAGCTTTGGGTGCTGAGTACAACCGAGTGCAAACCAGCCTTGCAGATCATTTCTCAGCCTCGTTTGTTGAAGGCCTGGGGCAGTACGCTGCCAATACTGACACTCTACGTCAGAATATGACTGGACTGATCCCAATTTCCGATGCCCTCGGCGTTGCCCTTGGTGAGCTAACCACCAACATTCTCTCCTTCGCTGGTCGAGTCGGTGAAGAACTCAAGAAAGGCGCGACATTGCCGGATGCGGTTTATACGAGCGTGGTAGATGACTCCGCAAACGGTGCTGCCGATTGGATTAAGGAAATGACCGGATTTGATCCACGTAGCATTGGTCAGACGCTTAAGCAGATTTACCCGTGGCTGGATAGTTCAGCACCGAGCAATATCGGCTCAGGCACGGCGTACAACGATCCAGCGCTAGCGTTGAATGTTCCTGGCCTGAACTATCTGACACCCCAGCAACCAACGTTCACGGTTCCGACAATTGATAGCATGACGCAGCGACAGCCGATCCCTGTCAGTGTGACCGGACAGGCTGAGATTAAACTCTCACCGCTTGATGTTAACGTTAATGATGGTGCGATTAACGGTCTGATTGATACCAAAATTAACGATAACAACGTCAGGCAGCAGAATATGCTGCTAGGTATAGCTGATTGAAATTATCGTTCCGTCAAAAATGACGCAGTAAATTGGCCCACACGAGAGAGGGCCGTTAAATTCGCCATGTTATTGTTTTTGTTGTTGCAAATGATAATCATTCGTGTTAAAATGGTATGCATAGGGTGATGATTTAAATTGTATGTGCGTACAACAGCCGTTGTCATTCCTTCTCCTTACGAAATATAAAGCAGGCTCTGTGACAACGTTCAGAGCCTCTTTTCTAAAGTACATCCAATGACCTGCACTCTCACAGAAAGGCTACGCCATAGCCGCTGGGTGTACTCCAGAAAAGAAAGATTCGCCTTAGGGCGTACAAAGTCTGGGCCTCTGGTCTGGATTTGCCATTAAATCCGGCTCTCCTCCGGTCATCAGCCATGATGCAAACTGGCATTGAGTGCGGCAGCGAAGATATGAGGTCTCCCGCTGCTGTACTCCCTCATTCCTACTGTCAGAAAATAATAACATCATCGTTATTTCTCCTGCCTCCGGGCGAGATCACTCTCGCTTCGGCTTTTTTCTGACAAAAACCAAGCATAAGTTTAAGCGCCTTAACTGGCGTTTTTCTTGCCTGCCGTCTGACGAATATGTCGGATGTACAAACAATATAAAAATCTATGGAGTTAATGATGATTGTATCTTCTGAAGAACGTTCATTCCGGGATGTCGTAATTTACCGTGATGATCCCGTCTTTTCACACAAGACCAAAACCTTTGCCACACTAGCGGTGGATGCGGTTCCCGGAACATTGCTCACCTCCACAGGTGAGGCATACACCAGCGGTAGCGATCTGCTAATCGCTCTTGATAGCCACAAGGCAGGCTCTAATGTCCCTGTGATTGTGGTTGACCGTGGTTGTGTACTGAATCGAGCCGGATTGATTGGCACCGATGCAACCGCCGTTGCGAATGCTATCGCTCAAATTGAGGCCTCTGGCCTGAATCGTGTTTCTGTTTCTGAATAATAATAACGATAAGGACATCAAAATATGACAATTTCTACCTCTGGCTTCAAAGTCAAATATTTCACTGGTGCTTATAAAGAGAAGTTTGGGGATAATTTCCTGCTCCAGGCGCTGGATATCTTCAAAGATAAAACTTCTCCACTGCCTAAGCTGGAGATCGACGAGCTTCATGAAAATATGCAGGCCGTTTCTGCTAGTGTTAACCGCTATTCAACGGAAGTTGATTCGACAGAACGCCCACTCGGAAAAAACCGCCTGATTGAAATTCCACATTTTGTAACTGTTGGAACGGTGAGCGCTGCCGACTTCCAGTCACGCCGCCGTATCGCGACTCAGCGTCAGACATTACGCGATGAACTAATTTCTGATGAGGGTATTCGCCAGTATCTGAAATTCCGAGCCACAAAAGAAGAATATCTCGCTCGCGCATTATTCGCTGGACAGGTTTTATCACCGTATACGCAAGACCGCCCCGTTTTGGATTTTGAAGATGAATTCGGTCAGACCGTAGCAACAGCTACCGTAGACGCTACCAAAGCAGGTGATGGTCCGTTAGAGGATCTGGATACCGCTGCAAATAACATGCGTTTTGCTCTTGGTGGTTGGCTAAGTTCAATGCGTGGTGTGGTTGTTCTGTGCTCTCCAGAAGCATACAAGGCGATCAAGTTCCATCCGTCTATGCTGACCCTGATCAATCATGGTGTGCTGCCAGATAGCAATCTGTTTAACGGTAGTGTTAAGGAAAGTCTGCCAGCATTCCAGGCGATGACAATTGACGGGTTGACCTTTGTTAATACTGGTCTGCTGTATCGTGAATTCATTCCGGCTGGAGAGGCCTTCATGGTTCCGGTATTCGGTGCAAACAATCTCGTTGGCAGCGACCTGCAACCCTTCGAAATTTACCACGGGCCAGCATCACGAGATGCGCGTCTAGCGGCAGAGGAAGCTGAGAGTCAATTCTTCCAGTATTCGTGGGAGGACCACCTTCACAATACCACTGTCCAATCCGAGTACGGTCTGCTGCCGATTTGCTATAACCAGTCAATGATTACCCGTCTAACGGTGAATACTGCTGAGGCATAACCAAACGGTTGTTTTCGGGGAGCGATTTGCTCCCCGCCGCATTTATAGATGAAGAGGGGATAGATACCCGTTAGCGGGGTTGCCTCCGGCAAATCTCCAGAGGAGATACACAATAATGAGAATTACAATTTCAGGTGTTGGTGGGCTGCCTTTGGTGGTTTCACATGTCAAGACTCTAGAGGATAACGACCTGATTAATGTCAGTGGGCTATGCAGGGCACTAGGAGATATTCCGCGCTCTTCATTTCTCGATAAGGTCGAGCGACTTGGGCTTGAGGGGGCTATCAAGCATTACCTCAGCGAACAGAGAAAACGAAAACTGAAAACATAAGAGCCGGGTTAATCCCGGCTTTTTTTAGCGTTTTTTATTCGATTGGGAAACAACCGAACCAGCTAAGGTTTTAGTAACCTCGCTTGAACGTGGGTTTTTCAAAGCTGCTGATGCTTTGGCTTCCATGTTCGCGCCAGTCTGATTTTTTGTTCCTGCTTGTGATAGCACCGAACCCGCTAAACTTTTCTGAATCGCAGAGGCGTTTGGGTTGTTTAGAGTCTCTGCTGCCAGATGAGCTACATCTTTCGAGGATTGCTTATCATTGTTCGCCATTTCAACACCTATTCACTAGATGGATTTTTGGGTATATTGTATTTGCTATATCAATAAACACAATATGTAGTGGTTATGATAGGGGCGAAGCGGCAAGGTTAGCAATCTCGGAAAAAAGTTTTTACTGGTTTTATGACCAGTGTCAATTGTTTGATAACTGACCGTTTACGAAGCGGCAGAGGAGTCATATAAGTAATGTGCAGGCATAAGCCTGTATCACGAGGAATCAGTAAAATGGCTGATGACAAGACCAAAATCGGTACACCTGACAATGATTTAATAAGTATCAAACAGGATTACGAAAGACGTGATTGGGCTAAAAAGTTTGGCGTTAGTGAGGCTAAGCTTATTCAAGCTGTTCAAGCCGTAGGTCATTCGGCTAAAAAAGTGCAGGCTTGGCTTAAAGACCATTGAAATATGAGCGCCTTACGGGGCGCTTTATTTTTTATTGTCCTTTGGGAGAAAGTTAATGGCTAATAACTTATTTATTACTTACGACCTGATCAAGACCAAAGACTATCCGGCAGTACATAAAGCCATCCAATCATTAGGGGCATGGGCTAAAGTTACAGAGTCTAACTGGTATGTAAACTCAACTTATACCGCCTCGCAAGCTGCGGAAATTGTGCGAAAATCTATGGATGCAGACGATAAATTAATTGTTGTTGATGCAAGCAACAATGTTGCAAGTTGGTTCAACTTGTCGGCAGAGGTTGCTAATTTTATTAAAGAACAATGGCCTAAATAACACTTTAGGGGGCTCGCCCCCTATTTTTCAGTAATTCACCAATTCGACATACTCTGACAATTCCTTCATTCCCGCACCGCGTGAGTACGTTCTGAATGCTTCAGTTTTTGCTTTCTGTTCGGTGTGTCCGGTGATAGCACCGATCCGTTGTTCTGGCACCCCTGCACGGTCTAAGCAGGTGATGAACATTCCCCGTAGGCTGTGGAAACATTGCCGATCTGTAGCTGTTGGCAAAACGCTATCACGCAGCCGGGTGAACTTTTGGCTGTACCACGGACCCCGCTTGCCATCCTTCCTAATGATGTTATTTGACTGAGCCAGAAGGTATTCACCGCTGTTCTGTGCCAGATGCTTATCAACAATCCCTATCAGTAGCGAGTGGATCGGAACATACCGCACCCCCGCGAGTGTTTTTGACTTACTGACGAAGAAACACCGCACACCCTCCATCATGACAATCTCTTCCCGCTTGATGCTGGCGATCTCATCAAGTCGCATTCCAGAGTAAAGCCCGATCAAAATGACATCACGTATAACGTCATCGGCTTCTCTGATAAGGGCTTGCAATTGTTCAGGTTTAAACGGCTGATAGCTCTCTATCGTGCGACGTGCTTCGAGGTTATGACCGTGAAACGGGTTACTGTCGGGGATTGCGTCATATCGACGTTTGGCGAACTCGTACAGACTCCCCAATGAGGTTAACCAGTTTTGCACGGTCTGCGGTGCTGCCTTTTTCTGTTGGTCTTCGATGAAGTCTGTAACCGTTCTGCGTCCTATCTTGTTCAGACTAATATCAACTTTACCGATATTCTGAAGAAAAACTTCTACGGCTCGCGCGGATTTGCTGAGTGTGGAAAATGCCCGACGTTCACTATAAACCGTCATGTATTCATCACGGATGACTGCCAACGTTGGGATAGGGGAGACTGCTACAGGCGTACTCTTGGCCTGTTTGATTGTGGTGTGGAGTGTGGTGATCGCATTCTGGATGCGAATGTCTTCCCGATCAGGATTCAACAGGGCTTTCAGATTGTTGAACTCAATCAACATGTGATTTCTGAAGTGACGAGCCTTAAGGATGTCTTTTGTCCCGGTGGATTTTCGCCAGGCTCGTTTGTTGTCAAACAAGTGACGCATGTACGCAGGTACAAAGACCTGAAAGATCCATACGCCCGAATGACTTTGAAAAAGATACTGATTGTTCTTGATAGTCATGATTTTGATCCTCTAAAATCACGCCATCAGGTACAGCCATATGTACAATGTCGGGATGGAGTAACGAGAGCTTCCCAAGCTCTATACGAGGGTTCGATTCCCTTCGCCCGCTCCAAACACACTTCTTTTAACGTCTACTCAAGTCAATCAAACCCAGTAATCACAAGGCTTCCGCCAATATCTACTTATTTTGACGTAAACTAACGTCTACTCAAATCTATACATTCATGTGTATAGTAATGTGCATAGCCCGCGCTCTACACATTGGAACTATACACAATGCCCCTCACAGACCTTGAAATCCGGCGCTCTAAGCCGCGTGAGAAGTCCTATACACTCAACGATGGCAATGGGCTTTCTCTGCTCATAGAACCGAACGGATCGAAAGGGTGGCGTTTCCGTTACCGTTTCGACGGTAAGCCCAAAATGATTTCTCTGGGCACTTATCCCGACGTAACCCTGAATGATGCCAGGCTCAAACGCGATGATGCCCGCAAGCAGGTAGCTGGTGGCATTAACCCCAGCGATGTCCGCAAAGAAGATAAGCTGGCGAAGCAGGGCCGCAACGAAAACACCTTTGAAGCGATCGCCCGCGAGTGGTACGCCAAGCGCATTGACCGCTGGTCTGAGTCCTACGGTGAAGAGATGATGAAAACCTTTGAGGCCGACGTTTTCCCGATAATCGGGCGACGTCCCATCGCCGATATCAAACCGATGGAGCTCATGGCCGTTCTCTCAAAGTTGGATGAGCGGGGCGCAACCGAGAAACTCAGGAAGGTGCGACAGCGTTGCGGTGAGGTGTGGCGGTACGCCATTGTTACTGGCCGGGCAGATTACAACCCGGCCCCGGATCTGGCCAGTGCCTTTGCGCCTCATAAGAAAGAGCATTACGCTTTTCTCGCCACCGACGAACTCCCCGAGTTCTTCCGCACGCTGAACACTTACAGCGGCAGTTCTGTTGTGAAACTGGCGATGCGCCTGCAGGTTCTTACCGGGTTACGCCCGGGCGAACTACGCCAGGGTGAGTGGGCCGAAATTGATTTTGATAAACGTCTGTGGGAAGTGCCACCAGCACGCATGAAAAAGCGTCGCCCTCACTGTGTCCCATTATCCGACCAGGCGATCGCCATCCTGGAACAGCTGCGCCTCATCACAGGGAATTACCGTTTCATTTTTCCCGGCAGGATCCAGCACAGTAAACCAATGAGTGAAATGGCGATGAACGTCCTGATCCGTCGCATTGGTTATGCCGGAAGGGTAACCGGCCATGGCTTCCGCCACACAATGAGTACCATCCTTCACGAACAGGGCTACAACACAGCGTGGATTGAAACGCAGCTGGCTCACGTCGATAAAAACTCTATTCGAGGAACGTACAACCACGCCCAGTATCTGGATGGCCGTCGCGAAATGCTCCAGTGGTATGCCGACTATATGGACTGCCTGGAGCAGGGCGGGAATGTGGTTCACGGCTCGTTTGGTAAAGTCTCGTAACTGGACGAATAGACAGTATCAGTACACCGGAGTAGACTTCGGTGCACGTACAAAGAATAAGGCTATGTCTAGGCTGATCCCCGAAAACCCGTACACCTCTGCGGGCTGGCGTAGCCCCAAAATCAGAGGGCTCGAGGTGGCGTACAGTTATGGGGATTTTTACTGACTTTGTTTCCGATAAGAACGCGGAAATCGACCCATTTGTTTTGTTTTCTCAACTCGCTGCTCAGGAAGGGGATAGTGTCAGCTCTATAGCTGCATATTTTTATCGTAAACATTATTTCGCGCATAGATGCCAGGGTGAATTTGATACGCCTTCATACCCAGCTTTCTGTTTTTATAAATTTAGTGTCTGTGATGGTTTCCACATTCCCAATGACGAGTTTGATGACAGCTTTCAAGAGAGTTGTCTTTTAATGTTAAGAGGGGTAGGTGAGGGGCATTATCTCGAAGACGAACCGGACTCTCAGGGATTTTATCATTTTGATAGAATGCATGGTTATAATTTACCTACCAGTTTACAGTCTCGTTCTTTCGAAATGTTTTGTTTCCACAAGAAAGAAGTGATTGAATTTCTTACATCGCAAGGTATTAAACTCCCAGGATGCCTTTTACCTCCTTCACCATTGAGTGATTCGTGTGAAAAAGGGGGGAGTTCCCTGAATCTTCAATCAATGAACTCTACTCTTGAAGTTACATTTGTTAATGGGAAATGTGGCTATGAAGAGACTATTTCCCCGCTCGAAGAAGAAAATTTAAAGCTAAAAGAGGAAGTATTATCTCTTAATGAAGAGATTTCTCAATTAAAGCAAAAGGAAATTCCACAATATAAGCATCAGAGTGAGGGGTTACTTTACCTTCAAAATGCCATAAAGGAATTATGGTCAACTTATGATGAAGACGAACCGCAGACTGCCCCAACCAGAGATGAGGTCCTGAAGTACCTTGAGAAAGAGGGGGCTGGCAAAAATATGGCTGAAGCCGTCAATCTTATCTTGCGCCCCATGAGCCTACAGGCGATAGGTAGAAGGCAAAGAAAATCAAACAGATAAATAGTGACCACTCTTTTTTTAAAAGGGTGGCACCTTTAATGATATGCCTTATTTATCTGTACGCAATTTCAGCATAAATCCGACAGAATAGTGCCCACTAATACATAAAAGCATTATTTTATTAGTGGGCACCAAAAGAAATACTGCCTACCTATATCAGGTTTTTTCTAAGTGAGATTATCTCGTAAACCGCAATAGACGTTACGAGGTAAACATGTCTAAAAGTCTGATTCGTCTCCCCGAAGTTCAGCGCCGCACTGGTTACAGTAAGGCGTGGATCTATCGCTTGATTAGTGAGAAGCGCTTCCCTTCCTCCATTAAAATTGGCTCTCGCGCTATTGCGTTCGTAGAGAGTGAAATTGATGAGTGGGTAAATCAGCGTATCGCTGAATCTCGTGGCGAGGTGGCCTGATGGAAATAAAAAACGCCCGTGCTACCGAGCGTCATAGTGAACAAAACAAACCTGATCCTGATGCGCAAATTAATATTGCTGGTAGTTATGATAGCCATTCGCTTTATTCAAAGCCAGTGCCAAAGAAGCACAAGGCCCGTTTGCTAATTCTGCGTTCCTGCGCTGCCGGGATCACGGAGAATGAAATTCTGCGGCATTGTCGCCTTTCCTCTGGCCGGAACTACCTTACGGATCTGGAGCGCCGCCTCGATATGCAGTTCGAGCGTATCGACGAAGCCAATCCTGATGGTATTGGCAGCCATTACCGTTACCGCTTCATTAAGCGCGCCGACGTGCAGAAGGTGATCGCCCTGGTTAATGCCAGCGCAGTTATTAACGGCCACCAGCCGCTTAACCAGTTGGACGTTGAAGTCATTCTGAATCTGTACCCGGACAACGCCGCAGAATAAGGAAAATCCTGATGAAAAATAATATGACCTTAGCCGGTCAGGGCCTCGCTCACCCTGAAGCCAGCCGGGAGCGAATGACCGCTAAAGATTTCGCCTCTCTCAGCCTTGTTATTAATAGGTGCGTGTCTCCATATGGCTTTGGCCAATTAACACCGGAACGGGTGGAAATTAAAGGGGCCGGTGAGCCGTCTATGGGCAACTCATTAACTGTAGGAATGGCAATTCGCCCGGGGGTGAGCCATGCGTAAGCCAACTGCCTATCACGTTGAAGTTACCGGGCCTTCACGTGCGCCTATTCGCGTTCTGACCCTGAATAAATCCCCTTGGTTTGTACTTGGGGATGCTTTGGCCGCATCTGGCGCTAACGCGTCTGATTTAGATCCTTTCTCGGGTTTTGGGCGCGAAGTCGTTCTGCTGCCAGCTGCTGGCGGTAACGAAATGACCGAGATCGTGGATGAGTCGGCTTTCCTTTGGATGGCATTGCGTGGGTGGAATTACGCCGCTGGCGCAGATGAGTATCGCTTTGCCGAGTGGGTGGCAACCGACCTGATCCCCCATGTGCGTTTGCATGGCAACTATATCCTGCCAATGACAGAGGCCAACCATGCGTAATGCCATCACTCTAAATAACAGCCGTATGCCGCTGGTTGAATATCAGGGGCTGCGCGTGGTCACGTTCGCCATGGTTGATGAAGCCCACCAGCGTCCGAAGGGCACGGCGAAAGCGACATTTAGTCGTCACCGTCCCCGTTTTGTTGAAGGACGCCACTATCACGAATTAAATCGTGACGAAATTCATGCCGGATTGCGGGTTAATTTAACTGGGGACGTCAAACGTACTCAGACGAATAGCAGATCAACTGACGACGCCAAACGTCGCCAGAGAATAGAGCACATTTTCCCAGCCCACACCCGCAAGGGGATTGTGATTACAGAAATGGGTTATTTGCTCCTGGTTAAGCCATTCCAGGATGATCTCTCCTGGCTGATTCAGGAAGAACTCGTTAATGCCTATTTCCGCCATATCCCGCAGTTCCCGGAGCTGCGCAAATTCCATGTGCCGGATATGAGCGAACTGGCTGCTTTGTCTCTGCACGAAGCGCAGCACCTGATAGCGAGGGTTGATCGTGAGTCTTTCACGCAGCACGGGCAGAAAGGCAGTGCTGCTATGCGTCTGCGTCGGGAGGAGCTGAAGCAGCTACGTCCAGCCCATCGGCTTATTGTTGAGCTGTCACAGCCTCAGCTGCCGGAAGTTGAGGGCGAAGCTGATGAATAACGCCGTGAATCACAATATGCCCCCTATGCACAAAAAGGGCTTGCCTGTGTCAATACGACAAGTGTATGGTTATCCCGCACCAGCAAAATCTGGTGCCAGGCGTGGAAACCTGAAAATTAACACAAAGGCGATGACAGACGCCGAAAGCGTCTTTTTTATTGTCTCAGCCCCAGCATATTTCTATATTGGCCAGCAGTGCCGATATTCTTCTATGGTGGCGCTGATAGGGCAGCCGAAAGGCTGGCCGGTTTCCTTTGTGTCCGGTATTTCCACCCCTGTCAGTGTCACCACCCTCGAGCGTGGAAACTCTGGTGGTGACTCCTCAAACACAAAGGAGATCATCATCATGATGACGGCCCCAGCCCAATCTCACCCAAAATTTATCTGGATTATCGCCGCTGTTCGCCGCGATTGCCCGACAATCAAACCTGTTCTTCACCACATTCCTGCTGTATCTGAACGCGAAGCACGTCGCATGCTGGCACGCGATCACGTCTGTTTCTTCGCCGGGCGCATCCGCCAGGAGGTGGCAGCGTGAACAGAACCGAGCGACAGAACACAATCGAAACCACCACGGAGCTGTGCGCGCTCCTGATCGCCACTGAGATGGTCAGTGACCAGGTGGATGCGACCGACCTCAAAACACTGCTTTCTCTCAGCCGCCGGCTTGCCCATACCGTCTGGGATAACCTGAACGATGCGGGGTTCGGCGAATGAACGACATTTACGATCTCGTCCGCCGCGCTGATGGTGCGACCGCTGCCAGCTTCCCGGCTGGTGGCCACTGGCAGCTCTATACCGATAACGGCATAGCGTCCGTTCGCCCGCTTTCTGAAGAGGAAGTGCTGATCACCCCTGCAGGCATGGCTCAGTTCCTCAGACGCTGCGGCTATACCGTCAACCCTCCGGAGAAAACCAAGTGAAGCGTACAGCCCATAATGCGCGCCTGACCATGCTGGTTAACGAGTTTGCTGCTGCTGTTCTTCTGTGGTTGCGCCAGGACAACGGTGGTGAGTGGTTTCCCCTGCCGGTTAACGGGCAGATCGTCCAGGTGGCGGTAACAGATGGTGTGAGCGGCATTCTGCTGCTGGTGGATAGCTGGATGCTGTCTCCAATCGAACAGGAATACATCCACTGGGAGGCGGTGGCCACGGAGCTGCTGACCGGCTGCCTGGCTAATGGTGTACTTACCCAGTGGGGGCACGAAATCCGGCTGGATATGCTGCGGGATATGAGCGACAGCCTGTCGAAAGGAGGCATTTTCCATGCGTAGTATCGACATGATTCGGCAGGTATCCGATGCCGCTGCCGGGCGCTGGCATGATGTTCTTTCGCTGATGGGAATCGACGTTCCCGTCTCGCCCCGTGCGCAGGTTGCATGCCCTGCCTGTGGTGGTAAAGACCGTTTCCGATTCGATGATGACGGGCGTGGTGCGCACTTCTGTAATAACTGCGGTGCCGGGGACGGGCTGGAGCTGGTGAAAAAAGTGAACAGCTGCGACGCCACCCGGGCCGCTCAGCTGGTGGCTGATGCGCTGGGGATGAACGTGCAGGACATACGCAATACCACCAGCCAGGGGGATGCCCGGCAGCAAAATGACCAGGCAGAACGCCGGGCGGCGCTGGCGCAGCAGCAAGCCCAGGAGCAGGCGGCGCGTGCGGCCCGCTTCTCTTCTAAGCTGGCAGCGCTGACAACGCTGTCACAACCTGGTGAATCCGCTTACCTCACTAGCAAAGGGCTGCACGGGTTTATCTATCCGCTCCTGCCTGATGGCACCCTGGTGCTGACGCTGGTGAATGAGTCCGACAAAACAGCTGCCGCGCAGACCATTACGGCTGATGGTGAGAAACGCCTCCTGAGTGGCTCGGCGAAAAAGGGGGCATATCACGTCATTAATCCCGCTCATTCGCCGCAGACAGTGATTATCGGTGAAGGGCTAGCAACTGTTCTGTCTGTTCACCTGATGCGCCCCGATGCGCTGGCGGTGGTGGCGATTGACGCCGGGAACCTTCTGCCCGTAGCGCAGGTTATGCGCCAGCAGTACCCGCAGGCACAGATCGTTATTGCCGCGGATAACGACTGGCACGCACCGGGCGAACTGGATGAGCAGGGGAAACCCATGGTGAACACCGGACGCATCAGCGCAGAACGGGCCGCAGAGTCGGTTTCCGGGCTGGTGGCTCTGCCGCCAGGCAAAGAAAAAGCTGACTGGGATGATCTGCGCCAGCGCGATGGCCTCAAGTCCTCCAGCGCAACATTCAACGAATCGCTATACCTGCCGCAAGGAGAAAAAGTGACTGCGCCAGCGGAAGTAATTGATATTGGCTCTCATGCCAGGCAGAAACCGAACGTGCAAAAGCCTTATGTGAGTCTTCGGCATGGCGGCCTGTACTGGGTTGAGCCCAAATACAACCGGGATACCGGAGAGACCGACGAGAAAGAAACGTGGCTATGCGATGAACTGGCTACGGTAGGGATCGGCCAGGACGGACGTGAAAGCTATCTGGTTATCCGGCTTCGACCGGAGGGCGGCGCCGCAGTAATGTTTGAGGCGGTGCCACGCCGTGAGGTCGGACAGCCTGCAGGATGGGCCAGATTGCGATCCCGCGGGGTAAATATCACGACCCGCAAATCCCTGCTCGATATCCTGGGTGATTACCTGCAGCGGCATGGCGAACGAACGCAATGGACTATCACACAGACAGCCGGCTGGCACTGCGGTGCTTATGTCATGCCGGATGGGGAGATTGTCGGCCAGCCTGATATGCCGGTTGCGTTCAGTGGCGGAACATCGGCGGTGGCGGGCTATGTTGTGCGAGGCAGCGCGAAGCAGTGGCGTGAGAACGTGGCGGCACTGATGCGAGGCAATCAGTCGATGATGCTGGGCGCGCTGGTGGCATTAGCCGCCCCTCTCAACTCACTGGCGGGCGGATCCTGCTTCGGTATTCACCTGTTTGCGCAGTCATCGGCAGGTAAGACCACGACGGTCGAGGCAGCATCGAGCATCTATGGTGTGCCTGACATGCTAAAACTCTCCTGGTTTACTACCGCCTACGGGATGACGGTGGAAGCCGCATCGCGCAATGACGGTTTTTTGCCTATCGACGAGATCGGCCAGGGTGGTGATGCCCGGCAGGTATCCACCAGCGCATACACGCTTTTTAACGGTGTGGGCAAAGTACAAGGGGCCAAAGAAGGCGGTAACCGAGCCGTGCTGCGATGGACGGTGGCCGCACTTAGCACTGGCGAAGAGGATTTCGAAACCTTCATGCTGAAAAGCGGGATCAGCCCTAAAGCCGGGCAGCTAGTGCGCTTGGTCAGCGTACCGTTCGTGGATACGGTGGAATTCAACGGCATGGATGATGGCGATCAGCATTCCCGGGCCATTAAGCGCGAAGCGGCCCGCTACTGTGGTGCTGTCGGGCGCGAATGGATCTCACTCCTGGCAGCTGATAAAGAATCCGCCATCCGGATAGTGAATGCTCGCGAAGAAGAGTGGATAAACAATCTGCCCGTAGGCGCGTCGGCGCAGGTTAAACGTGTGGCCACGCGATTTGCTCTGCTGGATGCTGCCGCCACATTGTCAGCACCATTAACCGGATGGTGCGCCAGTGCGTGTAGTGCCGCCGTTCGTCGGAGCTTTAATGACTGGCTGGAAAGCTATGGTCTGGGCAATCGTGAAAAGCACCAGGTGGTTACGCGTGCGCGTGACTTCATCCAGCGTTATGGCCTCTCACGATTCCAGCCTTACACCACCAGCAAGGTTAACGGGAATATGGATCAGACCCACGCACAGCGTATACAGAACCTTGCCGGGTATCTGGTAGATGGTCGCCGGGAGGATGGGCGTAAGGAGTACCACATCATCCCTTCCGTGTTCGAGGCGGAGATCCTCTGCGGTATCCAGAAAAAACTGGGGGGCGAGGCGCTGGAAGATGCCGGAATGCTCGTTCGTAAAGAGAAGGGGCGGCTGGATAGTCGAACCATCAGCATTAACGGTACGCAGCAAAGGTTTGTTGTGCTGGTGGATGTCGAAGAGGATTAATCCAGCCAGTAGCAAATCCCTTATACGTGCGTAAATGGCTGGGATAAGTGGGATAACGGGATAACTAATTAGAGATTACTTATATAACAGTCATTTAATGCTTATAAGTTTATCCCAAAGTTATCCCAGGTTATCCCGCATAACAGCCTGAAACGTGCCGGTTTATCTCTTTATCGTGAGGATTTCACCCATGACAGCACAAATTTCAGCATACGGGCGGCTGGTGGCGGATGTGCAGAGCCGCACCACTGGCAATGGCAACCCGATGGCGTTCACCCGCATGGCGGTGACGCTGCCGTGCCAGAAAGCAGAGAACGGAGAGGCCACATTCTGGCTGGCGGTAACCGCGTTCGGCAGACAGGCCGAGGCGCTGGCGAAGCACCAGAAGGGCGATATGGTCAGCGTGGCGGGCAATATGCAGGTTAACCAGTGGACCGGACAGGACGGCGGCACACAGACCGGGTACCAGGTGATCGCCGACAGTGTGATCAGCGCCAGAACGGCGCGCCCGGGCGGAAAGAAGGGCCAGCAGGGGCAGGCAACCGACGCGCTGCGCCGCGCGCAGGAGCCGCGGCCACCAGCGCAGGGCTATGACGATTACGACCAGAGCCAGCCTTACGACGATCAAATCCCCTTCTGAGGATGCCGAAAATGGAAGAACGAAAACGCCCGGTATTGAGCCTGAAACGCGCCACAACAGGCGCAGCGGCAAAACTACCCCGTAACATGGATTCAGCAGAGAAAGCGGCTCATGCAGGCGCTGGCGCAGCAGCAGTCACAAAGCGCAGCCGGTACAATCGCAAAAAGCTGGAGCTGCTGATCATTCACTGGCCTGCACTGTTCAATCTGGACGCGCCGCGGCCGCTGGTAGTGGGGGCTGCTGAACTGATAGCCGCAGACATGCGCGCCCGGGGCATAACTGGCGCGGGCAGGGTGCGGGCCGCCATCGCCATGTACACCCGGCGCATTGCCTACCTGAAAGCGCTGGCCGCTGGCGGGCCGCGCTATAACCTTACCGGGGATCCCGCCGGGGAAGTTACGGCTGAGCAGCAACAGCGGGCACTTGATACCCTGGCAGCCATGAAAAAAAGGAGGGATCAGGATGCGCCTGATGACAGAGCAAAAGGCGGAGATTATCCGCCTTAAACGCCGGGGCCTGGGTTATGGCCGCATTGCCGGTGAAACGGGTATCAAGATCACCACCGTGCGCGCCGTCTGCAAACGCAGCGGCCTGTTCGATGACAACCCGGCTCACGCGGCGCTGTTCACCATCCCTGAACCGCAGCACAACACAGAGCTGGCGACGGTTAAGCCGCTGCCGCCGCAGAACGTGGTGACCGGGCATAAGCAAACCGACGCTTATCTCTGGGTGCTGGAGGTGATCAAGCTGAACGAACCGGCGCACCTGGCCGCCGCCAAGGATGCGCTCAGTAAGCTGACCATCAAACCGAAGGACGCAGAGAAGCGCTACCGCGACTGGCTGGTACTCAATGGCGCAGACCTGCTCAACGTGGCGTTCGGCACGATGTTTATGGATAACCCGCAGCACTTCCTCAGGCTGGCCAGAAGCAATATCGACAGCGCCCGCCAGGTAAGGGCGCATTACGGCAGCTATGATGCCGCGATGGAGCCGGTGGCCGCAGAGCTGCTGATTGACCAGTCGGCGCTGCTGGTGGGGGATGATTACGGCATGACACCGGAAGAGGTGGATTCCGGGAAACTATGCGGGTTTCGGGGTGTGGAGGTTGATGATGCCCGCAGCGAAGCACACAACGGATTCTGCGACGTTCTGCCCGATCCGCACACCCTCTCTGATGTGGTGCGCGAATTCGAATACTGGAACTGGCTGTATGAGATGCGCCACACCGCCAGCAAGGAGCTGGGCTGGCAGTACGGTGCGGAGCACCGTCAGGAGGTCAACGACCGGGAGGACTGGCTTGACGGAAAGCTGATAACTATCCGGCCACGCCACCAGCTCGAGGCGGTGGACGTGCTGAAATGGCTGCTGGCCAGCGAACGGCACGAAGCCAGGGAAGAACTCGACGACATTCTGCTTAACCTGGTGGGCGGCACCGCGGATGTGGAAAGCTGACGGGAAATAAAAATTGCATAGGGGGTGCAAAACACCCCCTGATATGATGCGTGTATTCTTTCACAGCAGGGCAAACAAAATGAAAAAGCTGGGTTTTTTCGCGCTGGTGATCGGCGTTCTCTGGGTTGTGGTGGCGTTAAATATGGATGTCAGCGTCGATACTGGCTATGGCAGGGTTAACAACATCGGCCTGATGGCTTCACAGCAAAATCACACCATCATTGGCGGGCTAATCGTGCTGGTGGGCGTTCTCATGCTGATTTTTGGCAAGGGTTCATCTTCTGCCGCCGGACTGGTGAAGTGCCCGTTCTGCGCGGAACTGATCCAGAGCGAAGCTATTAAGTGTAAGCACTGCGGGAGTATGGTCGCCGAAACAATCGCCAGTAAGCGGGCTGCAGAATTCAAAGCAACAGACATGAGTTTTGATGAGTTCTTTGTGAGGGATAGCGCATCTGGGTTTTCAGTTAATGGTGGGGCAGTTAAAACCCTGGCGGAGAAATTAAAGTTAGCGCATCTGGGAATGGAGCCTGCAGAAGTTTGGAATCATACGTGGAGAGATATTGAGAGCGTTAAGAATCAGCTACCAAGCGGAGTCCGTGATCCTTTCATGACTGAGCTCAAAAAATATTTTTGAAGTAGCGTGAAATCGAGCCACCAGCAGGTGGCTTTTTTTTGCTTCATTCGTTGCGACTTTCGCAATGCAGTGTGGATTCGTTGCGTTTTATGAAATATCATTGACCCTGATAAATATACAGTGAGGTCAGTTATGGCGTACAACCCGAACTTCAAACCCATCCTGCTTACCAAAGAGCAGATGGAGGTAATCAAGCGCATACAGGACGGTGAGCGCAGTAAATCCCCTCTCAACGTGGCCCCGACTCTTAACGCTATTGCGCGCGGGCTGATGGAAAAAATTCTCAAACATGAAGGTTACGTATGAAATTAGATATTCAGGTGGATCAGCGCCATCTCTGGCAGGGGCATGGCGTCAATAAAAGCGAAACATTCCACACGGAGCTGGTGGCGGCCATTAATCACCGTTTCGGTGGCGAGTTACCGGATGCTCTGGGCAAAAAGCTGGAAAACCTCAACGTGTCAGTGGGAGATCGCAGTTATATCCAGGTGGAAAGCAGTACAACCAATGTTGATGTTGTAAATCAGGCGGTGAACGACCTGATTAAAACAACGCTGGGGCAACAGTCATGGAGACGGTGAAAAAAACCGTCTACGTCACTAAGCCGGGCGGCGAACCCGCCCCGCTTAATCTGACTTTTAAGATCCCCTCCCTTGCCGAACTCCAAGCTGCCCCGAATCAACCCACCCCCACTACCGCCGAAGCGCTGATTTTCATGATTGCAGACTGGGAAGCCGATATGCCGTTTAACGCGGCTACGGCCCGGCTGTTTGCGGATAACTACCCTGGCGCACTCAATGATGTGCTGCAGGCGTGGGGGCAGGCGGTCAGCCAGGCGCATGGACAGAGAATCGGAGCAACAGCACCGGCAGCCTGGTCAGGCGTTCGTGACCGATATCATTAACAGGAGGTCTGATGACAGACCAGATAGCTTCAATCACTCTCCGGGCCGATGTTTCCGACCTGAAAACGGCCAGCAATGAACTGGATAAACTCGGCCAGGCGGCGGCCAGCGCCGTGGCTGGCGCTGATGCCCTGGCAGATGCGACTAAACGGGTAAAACCCGCGGCAAAAGAAGGTTCAGAAGCCCTTCGCGCTCAGCACCAGGAAATCAAAGGGCTGCTGGAGAGCATCGACCCGACCGTTGCCGCGCTTGGCAGGCTGGAAGATAAGCAGGATCACCTTAAAGCCGTATTCAGCAAAGGCTGGCTGGACAGTGAAGAGTACGAGTATTATCAAAAACTCCTCGATCAAACCCGCCTGAAATTAACCGATACCGGCGAGGCGGCAGCGCGCGCCCAGATTGAACTGGCGGCCACCCAGGCAGCAGAGAAGCAGTCAGCGGCGCTGAAGAACCTTCTGGGCAGCATCGATCCGACGATCCGCGCGTTCAACACGCTGGATGAGCAGTACGCGCAGCTGGTGACCCATTTCGAAGCCGGGCGCATCAACGGCACGCAGTTCGAACACTTCAACCAGCAACTGGAGGATACGCGCCGTAAACTGACCGGCCTCGCAGATGCCATGCCGCAGGCGCTATCCCGGCAGGAGCTGGCGGCCCAGCGGGCCGGTATTTCCATCGGGCAATATAATGCTGCCCTGCGTACTCTCCCGGCACAGTTCACCGATATTGCTACCCAGCTGGCTGGTGGGCAGTCTCCGTTCCTGATCCTGCTCCAGCAGGGCGGGCAGATTAAAGACCAGTTTGGCGGTGTTAAGGGAGCGATATCCGGCGTCGGGAGTTATCTTCGCACTCTGCTGGCGGCGCTGACCCCAGCCACTGTAGGTATTGGTGTGTTGGTGGTGGGAGCAGGCGCTCTGGCCACAGCATGGTACAAAGGCGCCCAGGAGGCGACAGAGTTTAATAAGCAACTGATCCTGACCGGGCAGTACTCTGCACAGTCTGCCGGACAGCTTTCAGATCTGGCGCTGAAGATTGGCGGGGCCAGTGGGAAGGTATCAGCGGCGGCGCGAACTCTGGCGCAGGTCGCTGGCGCTGGCACGTTCAAACCGGAGCAGCTCGAATCTGTCACCCGCGCAGCAATGGCAATGGAGCGGGCAACCGGCCAGTCTGTTGATGCCACGGTGAAGAACTTCCAGAAGCTTTACGACAGCCCGACCAAAGCATCAGCAGAACTGAATGCCACCATGCACTATCTGACCGCCAGCCAGTACGAATACATTTCAGCACTGGAACGCCGGGGAGACAAAGACGGCGCGGCAGAGATGGCAGCAAGAACCTACAGCCAGGCCGAACAGCAACGCAGCCAACAGATTATCGACAATATGGGGTTGATTGAGCGAGCGGCAAAAGCGACCGGTGATGCTATTAAGGGCATGTGGGATGAGCTTTTAAGCGTAGGGCGCAATAGCGATAATACTAAGCTGCAGACAATGAAAAATACCCTCGCAGAGATAGAGGCTAACAGTAAAGAGGGTATCTGGGGGCGATTCAAAAATAATTCGATGATGGTTGATAAATCGGCTCTCATCGAAAAAATCAGAGAAATGGAGTTTGTTGTCAAATCCCAAGAAGGGTATGCCGCTGTTCAGGCTAAAGCAAATAAACTCAATGCCGATGCGATTACTGGGCAGCAGGAGCTCAATAAATATCTGGATGCCGGTACCACCACTACAGAGAAACACTCGCAGGCAGTGGTTCGCCTCAACAAACTCATTGCCGAAAATGCCAAAGCCGCCAAAGCCACCCAGTTCCTGCCGAAAGACCAGCGGGTCACCCTCTGGTCAGATGCCGACATCGCCCGGGCGCGCAAAGGCATTGACGAGATGTACAAGGAGGCCAGAACGCCAAAGACTCCCGCTGTCACCATGCCAGCCGGCGAACGTACCCTGCTGAACTACAAAGCGCAGTCGGTGATCCTCAGCGACACCATCGACAAGCTGAAGCAGTCCGGCGAAGCCCAGGCTAAAAACACCGAATACAGCAAGGTTCACGCGCACTTTATCGAACTGGCGACCTACGCCCAGGACAACCTGCTCAGCACGCAGGAAAAATCCCAGCTCGCTAACCAGACCGCCATTGAGCTGGCGGCCAAAGCGGTAGACAAAAAGAACGAAGAGCTGGAAGCCCAGAAGAAGATAAACGGCCTGGCTAAATCCATGCAGGATGAACAGCTTAAGTATCAGGCGCAGATCCGCAATATCACCGACACGGCGGGCATGTCGTCCATGCAGCGCCAGAAGTTTGCCGAACTCCAGCAGGCGCGTATCGACTTTGAGAAGGGCGGCGGCAACCTCAGCGATACAAACGCGAGGTCCACGCAGGAATACCTTAAAACGCTCGATCTGATTGACGAGAAGTACGACAAGCTGAAGGAGAGCCAGGGCGACTGGATGTCCGGCGCCACCAGCTCAATGAAAGACTGGATGGACGAAGCCACCAACATGTCCAAAGCGGCAGGCGAGGTGATTAACGTCACTATGGGCGGCGCGGTAGACAGTCTGGTAGATACGCTGAATGGCTCGGCCAGTTCGTGGAAGAGCTGGGGCATGTCGATTATCAAGATAATCGAGAAGGTCACCATGCAACTGCTGATCGCGAATGCCGCCAAAGCTGCTTTCAGCGGTATGGCTGGTTCCTCTACTGGCTGGATAGCGTCTATTGGCTCCGCGTTCGGCGGCACCGTCGCCAATGCTAAAGGCGGGGTATACGAATCGCCAGGGCTTAGCCAGTATGTGAACGGTATCTACGACTCCCCTCAGTATTTCACGTTCCAGGGCGCATCCAAATTCGCCAAAGGCGGCGTGTTTGCCGAGTCCGGGCCGGAAGCGATCATGCCGCTTACCCGCGATTCTGCCGGGCGGCTGGGTGTGCGTGCCCAGGGCGGTGGTGGAAATTCTCCACAGATAAACGTGGATATCTATATCGATAACAAGGGCAATGCGATGTCTCAGACTTCCGCGTCCTCGAACGCTGCTGCCGTAGATAAAGCTCTGGGGGATCGTATCAAGTATGAGGTCAGCGAAGGGATCCGCAAAGCGCTGAGAAACGGCGGTCAGATTTATAACGACAAACCCAGAACTTGA